GTGAGGCTCCGACTGTTGTGAGAGCCGAACGGACAGGGTTGTTTTATTTTATCCCCTATATATATTAAGGTGGGGGATTTACCGTTTATCCCGCATTTGGGTGTGTGATGTTCGTCACACGTAGTAAAAGTGCTGGTCAGAGCCTATATTTAGAAAAAATATTTTGGTTGATAGTAACGGTAGGTAGGCGCTGATATTAAAAACCCTGGGGTTGCCTTAGTCGCTTTGGCGACTTCCCGACGGCAAGGCTTATCCCTAGAGCCTACAAAATTATCCCTGCAACCCCTGCAGAATTGTCGACTTATCGACACGTTGCGCCCTCATATATGGCGGTATATGGGCCGACTTCTTGCATATATGGACGTTAGAGCAAGGGTTCGAGGCGTGGCGGGTGACTGTCACATTTCGACATATTGGGGGCGAATGTCTACCATTTCGACAGCCTCCGACAGCCTCCCGATTATCTACTGGCTAGACATTCTTGACCATTTTGTCCAATAATCTGATGACTAGTCACCTCGAAAATATGACCATTATTCTTGGCAATTCCTCTTGACACGCCTATATCAGGCGCGTAATCTTCTATCTATCGGGGGCAAGCCTCGAACCTATGGAAGGGTAAAAATGGAAATCAGCGGACATCACTTAGCACAGGACCTAGCCGACGTGCTCGACCTTAACGCCCTAGACAAGGCTCTCACTGTCCTCGTAGAATGGGACATCATCGACGCGACTGTCGCGTCTGACTTCTTCACCGATATGCAGGAGGCTAACTAATGACTACCAAGGCAAAGTGCTTCGCCCTTGCCAAAGAACACGACATCGAGATTCTTGCCCATAAGGGAAGTTACGGGTGGGAATGCGACCTCTCTATCCCGTCTGGCTACACTCTCGAAGACTTCGAGGGTGCTCGGACGGGGCTAGCCTTCAGTGGCGTAGAGACCGCCAAAGAGTTCTGGCAGGCGGTCTTCGACGACCTGCAGACCTGCATCTCCTATAAACCTTGGCACAAGATAGCCGAATAGTCGAAACGCCCGTCACGGGCGTCTGGCGGGAGTCGTCTACCGCCACTGATGAGATTGACGAACCTTGGAAGGGGTAGAAAATGAATGATAAATGCGATAAGTGCGAGAATATGGCAAGACTGACAGTATCGGGATTCTTCTTTCACCGATACCTCTGCGCCCTCCACGCGATGGAACTCTGCGAAGAGGTCGGAGACTCTGCAGGCGTGGAGAAGTTTAAGGCTCTCCTCGAGGGCGACAGGGTGGCGTTCTAATGAGCACTCCCTCAACTGTCGGCATCTGCCTCGCCTGTGGCGAGCCTTGCCTGCTCTACGTCCTCAATCAAGAATGGTGCCTCGAGTGCCTCCTCACCGCTAAGAACATCCTCACCCGAAAGGAAGTCGCATAATGAAGCAATTACTCGCCGTTCTAGCAATAGCCCTAAGCCTCCTCGCCGTCGGCTACCGCGCCACTCATCACCCCGTCTACGGCAAGTGTCACACGACGGCAGACGGTCAAGTCTGCACCCTCTTAAAATGGGAGGTGAATAAATAAATGACTAACAAGAAACAAGCGGAGACTCTCGTCAATCGACTTCGAGAGCGCTTCACCGATGAAGAAATTGCAAGCGCCATTATCGGATTACTTAAAAAAATGGAAGAAAACGAAAATAAAAATAAATAGGTGCTTGACTATCCCTAAGAGTGTCATTACTCTCAGGGGTGGCGAGGTACCTAGCCTCGATTACTAACCTTGGAAGGGGTTACAGCAATGACTACAGCAACACTCAGCAAGGCTGCAATCAAGCGAGCAGAGCAAGAGGACGCCAGAGAGCGCCTCCTTACTCACTATCTCAAAGAGGGGCAGACTGTCTACACTTCTGTGAAGAGTGTCTCTGCTTCTGGAATGTCTCGCACTATGTCGCTCTACGTCGTAGACGGCGACAGAATTCAGAACATCACCTACTATGCAGCGCAGGCCTTAGATTGGCCACTGGTCGAGAAGAATGGCTCACGCGTGCTACGTGTCGGAGGCTGCGGAATGGATATGGGATTCCACACTGTCTACACTCTCGCCCGTGTGCTCTTCTCTGGCTCTGTAGAAGGGGACGCAGGCTATAGCCTCCGTCAGGAGTGGCTCTAATGACTAAGAAATATTACTCAACAGATGTCACGATTAGCATTGGTGAAATTGTAGCGAACTCGAAAGAGGAAGCGGACGAACTCATCTCCCAATTCGTCGCCAAGATTATTCCACTAATGGCAGACCGAATCAGATGGGAAGAAGCAGATTGGGAAGTCGAGGAGAACGTACTCAACGAAGTCGCGGGCATATGGGAGGTGGCACAGTGAGCCACACACACGAGCCACGGGGCACCGAGACAGTACTAGAACGCCGAGAGGCAGACGATTACACGCGAGTGCGAGTCTCCTGCCCTTGTGGGGCAACTCTCATCCGTGAGACGGCACCGCAGGGAGCCCGATACAACTGGGAAGATTGGAAGGTCAGCGAATGAGCGAATACTCAACCTGTAAAATATGCTCAGAAGATTATCTCACTGAGGATATGATACAAGACATCCAAGGCGCGCTCTATTGCCTAGTAGATAGCGGCGACATCTGCCCGAATTGTGGGATATATGGGCACCAATGCGAGTTTACATATAGGCACGAATGCGAGCGCGTTCCCTACTGTGGCGACTGCCTAACCCCACTTACCGAATGCGCTCACGGGGGCACACGATGACCTTTGGCTGTGGTGCCTATACCTGCGTGACCTGCTACCCCTTTACCTATCGGTGCGAACACGGCAACGATTATCCCAACCCAATACCTAACGGCGAGCAATTGCCAGAATGCGAGTGCGACGAATGAGCAACGAACGGCTAAATTACTGGCGCCTATTAGCAAAGCAACACGAGTTGGAAGTGCAAGAGGCGACACAAGAGAGCGACATTCCCCGCGCTATCCGTGCCACTATGGCAATGACTCACGCGCTGACTAATGCTGAAATGGTGGAGGAGCGTGGCGAGTAGTTGCTATTCGTATGACTTCATAGGGCAGGAGTGGCTCACCCATTGCGGGAGTGGCTCCTGCTCGTGGAGCATATACACGCCGAATCTACGCGAGGCTAAGCGCCTCCGACTTAAACACACGCGCACCGAGTGCTGTAACGGATACTGAAAGGAGGAGAAAATGGGTAAGTCATTAACTGAGACGATTGGCGAACAGGCAACTGACGCACTACACGAAGCAATTCGAGTAGCGTGGCAAGCAGGCTACGACCAAGCGCTTATTCATATGCAAGAGCACGAGCAACACGTCAGCAATCTAATCGCAGAAGATATAGGGGAATAAGTGAGCAACTGGCAAGAACGGGGAGCGTGCTCAGGGACTGACCCTGAGGCGTTCTTCCCCGAATATAACCGCGACGTGGAGAATCAGAAGGAGCAGGTACTAGATGCGCTTAATGCGCTCAGAGTCTGCTCCTCCTGCACTGTATCTGCTGAGTGCTTCGCTTACGCGATGGAGAATGACGACTCAATCAACGCAGGAATCTATGCTGGCACTCTCGCCTTCGAGAGGCAACGCATAGCCAAGAAGAGAGGCAGAATCATCATAAGCGGAGGCGCACCGCGCCTAGAGCAAGCCATTAGGCGACACGCAGATAAGCAAGGAATCGCCGTTCCCCCGTTAGGAGTAGAGCCATTAAACGAATCTCAAAGAAGGCAGCAGCAACGCTCAGCCTAGGAATAGTGCTGGCATCAGGTGTTTGTGCCTTAGAAGGGGCTTACAAGCCCGCTAAAAGGCACGTAATCGCCGTTCAGACTCCAACTATAAGCCAGTTAAAGTCGTGGACTCAGGCTCGATATGGCAAAGACCCTATCTTGTTCGAGTGTCTCGACCTGCTATGGACTATGGAATCTCACTGGAACTATAAAGCAGTGGGAGCAAAGACAAGACAAGGCAAGGCATATGGAATTGTCCAAGCGTTGCCAGCAACAAAGATGAAATCTATGGGCGCAGATTACTTGACTAATCCCTACACTCAAATAAAATGGGGACTGCGCTACATAGAACTGCGCTATAGCAACAACGCCTGCTGGGCGTTGCGACACGAACTCAACAAAGGATGGTACTAATGAGCAGTGGAAATAATGTACGAGAGATGGACTGGACGTGGGAGTGTCCCGACTGTCGTCATCTCAACGAAGATGTGACTGTCTACGTGGATGGCGTAGATGATTACGCCAATGCAACCTGCGAGGCGTGCGAACACGAGACAGAAGTCTCAATATGAAAGACTGCTTCTGCACAAAAACTTACCAATGCCTCGGATGTGAGAGGCAAGAGGAAAGAAAGCAAGCAATCGCTGAAGGCAGAGCACTGACTCGCAAAATTGCAGAGTGTGGTACGCGAGCAGGATATAATCGTCACCTCAAACTAAAGGAAGAGACGTGCGCTGACTGTCGCCAAGCACAGAAGGAGTCGGTCATTCGCGCACAAGCAAAGAGAAAGGCGGCATAATGACAACGGCTTTAACCGCAGAACAAGTGCGAGAGATACGCAAGACATACAGGTTGGAACTTGTCAATGGAAAGCACAAGGCAACCAACCTCATAGAACTTTCGAGCCGTTACAATGTAAGTCAGGACACCATTCGCAAGGTTGCAAAGAAGAGAATCTATGCGTGGGTAAATGACTGAGCCAATAGTATTCGTAGCCATCCTGGCTAAGCAGAAGGAAGAGATGTTGCCTGCCTGGCTAGAGTCATTAAGCCAATGGGATTACCCCAAGGATAGAATGATTCTTTATGTCCGCAGCAACAATAATACGGACAACACAAAGCAGATACTTAAGAACTGGGTATCAGCAAACGGAATGTGGTACCGCCACGTGGTCGAGGATTATAAAGATATTGAAGCACCAGTGCAGGAGTATGGCGTACACGAATGGAATCCTGTGCGCTTTAAAGCGCTTGGCGAGATACGTGAGTTAAGCATTGAGGCTGCGTGGTATGCAGAGGCTGACTTCTACTGGGTTGTAGATGTAGATAACTTCGTCAAGCCACACACGCTACGCACAATGGTGGGACACAACCTGCCAGTGGTGGCACCAATGCTTGGCAGCGCAGACTCTGAGCAACCAGCCTACTCGAACTACCACTTGCTAGCCAACGTGCGAGGATACTTCCTTGATGATATGCGTTACTACCAAGTGCTTAAGCAAGAGATTACTGGGCTTATTGTCTGCGACGTGGTGCACTGCACCTACCTCATTCGCAAAGATATTCTCACCAAGATTCTGTATGTAGATGGCACTGATGACTATGAGTATGTCATCTTCAGTCGCAACCTACGCAACCTTGGCATTCCGCAGTACCTAGACAATCAAGAAATCTATGGCTATCTCTCAACGCGAGAGAACCTCAAGGCAATACAGGAGAAAATGAAATGAAACACGAAGAATTATTAGCAAAGATAAATGAATACAGTTCATCGCTTGGCGATGCTACTCGCAGACCTTTCTTTAATGCCATGAGTGCAGTAATGGAATTGCATAAGCCAGAGCCATATGATTACAACGAAGAGTTGCGCTTTTCGTGCTCTTGCAATCAGATTGCCCCTGAGTTTCTTAATCCTTACCCTTGCCCTACCATCCAAGCCATTGAGAAGGAATTAAGTTGAGCATTAAGCCAACTGAATTAAAGAAGTTGATGGCGCTCCTCGATGAGGAAGCGCCGTCGGCTGAGTGGTTAGCCAAGGCAGTATGGGAACTGATGGAAGAACTGCTAGCACAACGTACCCAGTATGTAGTCTTCGCTGTACACCCAAGCCTCAACATTGTGCAAGCAGTCGGACCATACGCAACCAAAGATAAACTACTCAAGGATTATGCCAAGCGTATCCACGCTTACGACAACCACTCTCGTGCTATGATTGCCGAGTTAAAGCATCCAAGTGTGATAACAAAAGATTGATACGGAGTCCGTCCTTTCGCCGTATCAATAGCCCAGTCTCCTCAGCCCTTCCACTGAGTTGTAGCAGGCAAGACAAAAGCCTCGGCGTAAAAACCGAGGCTTTATCTTTTGCATCTTCCCCTAATGCAAACCTATCCGCCAGTGCTATAAAATCCTGGCGCATTAAACTTAATGGCTGGCACGCTATACATTCTGCCCATCATCTGCCCACAGCAGACTGGGTTGTCTGCCTCAGCGTGGATGCTACGCTCTAGCGTCTGCTCTCCGCCACATATTACACAACGATAGTCATACTGCATGCTCGCCACCAATCGGACATTTGTCTACACAATTCCAAATCAATTCCATATACGCCTTGCCTTCGACTCTGCGAATCTCGGTATAGCAATCAGCGTTATGGATAGGTTCCTTCTTGCTCATTCCTCATCCTTACCAAATGGGTTAGGCCCACCCAAAGATTCTGATAGGCGCCTAACTGCGCCATCTACCTTACGGTTGGCTGTTGTATCCGATACAGACATAGCCTCGGCCATCTCCTTATAAGAGAGTTGGTCAAAGAACCTTAGCCGTAGTACCTTGCGGTCCTCCTCCGACAAACGGAGAAGACAACGGCGAATGTCAAACAACTGGATAACGTAGTTGCCACCCTCAGCAGGGTTACCCATATTCGATACCTTCTCAGCCTCAATGGGTGAGGTAGTCTCAACATCTTCATTGAGTGCATAAGGTAGCAAATCCTCGATGGTAGCACTGTCGTAGTACTGCTCATCACGAATCTCATAGCCCAACTTCTGTGCCTTGATACGGCGACAGTACTTGTCAGCATGGCGGGTAAGAGTCTTACCCAACTTCTTAACACCCATCTTGTACTCATCAGTACCAACCTCGTGGTCTAGCCACTCGGCAATCTTATCCTGGCGACGCAGAATCCACACGGTTAATTCCTGGACTACATCCTGCACATCAAAGTATGTATGGTAGCGACGATGTACCTTGCGGGCTACGACGACTGCAATCTCGTGCAAGTCCTCAAAGGTGGCGCTCATACTTGCCTCATCAGATAGGAAACCATACGGCTCAACAGATTCTTACCCTCGAAATATCCAAGGCGAGTATTGCAATTCATGCACAACAATCCTCTCACCTGCATAGTCTCATGGTTATGGTCAACTGCCAGTGCATGTAATTTACCATCCTTGGTGAGATTCTCAGGCTTTTCGCAGATGGCACAGACACCATTCTGCTTAGCGAAGAGAGCGTCATACTCCTCGACAGTAATCTTGTAGCGAGTCTTAAAGTTGTGCCTGCGCTTGTCTTCATAGGATATTTTTTTAGCCATTAGGATGCGCTCTTATCTCCGTTGAGGATTCGCAAGGCCCAGTCGAGCCCAGCGTTAAAGCCTTCCATCCAATCAAAGTCTTTAGACTCTAATGAGACGCTAGTCTTAGCCGCCTCAATCTTGTCCTTGACCTTGTTGATGTCCATTACTTCGGCCATTTACCTCGCTGAACCATGAGTGCAATGACAGCGTAGTTAGCCATATCCTTAAATGAATCTTCAACAGGCTCGTGTTTAGGTGACTGCCCATGGTTATACAGATTCTTAAGACGCTCAAACTTATCGCCAATGCGCACAAGCAGGCCATTAATAGGACCGCCAAAGGCGTTATTAATATTGCCAGGACCGTAGTCCATCTGCTTCGAGATAAGGAGGTTGCCGATTTCATCCATTATCTCCCAGACAGCGGACGCGAATTCGGTATTTGAACTAGCAACTGGTTGTTCGCCTTGTCCAAAGAGATAACTTTCAGCCCAATTGACTGAATCAATTTGATTGCCAACTCTATGTCCTCGCTCATTCATCATCATTCTCCTCTGGTGTAAACACACCTGCGTAGTAGTAAGACTTGTCTTCATAATTCAATACATATCTATGGAGAAAAGTACCATCTTTGGTTTTCTCTTGTAGGTCAATCTCATCTAGTACCCAGAGCATCTCAGGTACAGGTGAGCCATCCTTTGGCCCGTACATAAATGTGGGGTATCTAGTTGCCACGCTGAATCTCGATTAAATCATTAATAGTAATCAAGAATCCCTTGCTTGGATTTGGTTCAATCTTATTGCTAATGGGTCTGCCATATTTATCAATGGCTTTCTTCAAATCATCTGTTGATACGATGATGACTAAGCCCTCAAGAACAAATGCCCAACGGTCTGCCTTAGTCTTCATCAAGCCAGACTCAACCCAGTTATAGGTAGAGCGTGAGTAGAAGGCTGTCTCAATATAGATGTTGCCAGTCTCAACCCAGCGCCTGTCTCGCTTGACCTCGACAGTCACACCGCCAGTGAGAATCTCACGGACAAGGACTTCACCTTCTCGGCCATAAGCAAAATCTAAATCAAAGTCTGATAGGTCAGCCATTATTCTCTATCTCTTCTATCTCATGCAGGATAAAAGCAACAACTTCTGGGTTGGCTGCGAGAGTATCAATCACATGGTAACCAACAATGTCACAGACTTCTTCTACATCAAAGCGCTTACGCTGTGACATGGGAGTCTCATTGATGATGGCATGGGTAATCTCATGGCCCAGGACACGAATGAGTTTATCTTCTGGCATATGGGAGCGTAGCCAGATAGTGTTGTTATCTGATGTAGTCTCGCCATAGTTGTCTTCATTGGTATAGTCGTAGCGAATGCGATACTTCTGCCCGAAGATTTTGATGAACGTAGGCCGCTTCATGCGCTCAGTCGTTCCTCAAACCACGAATTACCATGGTGTAAGTATACCTCATTGACGTCCGTATTGTCGGGTAAGTGAATAATCTCGGCTCGGTCTAAGTCTTCCTTAATGCGTTTCGCCAGTTCTTGGCCAGGGTTTCGTCCATCTTCTTTAACGTCATTGTCGGCGAAGATAAGAATCCTTGAATAAGATTCAAAGAGTTTTGGAAACCAAGGCTTCCACTGGCTAACGCCAGCCACTCCAACCGCAGGTATCCCAACAACACCCGATAGTACAATCGTGTCAATCTCACCTTCGCAAATGGCAATCGTGTCGCCTTGCTTATGCAAATCAGGGACATTAAATAGGCCAATCTTCTGACCTGTTGGCCATAGATACTTGGGCGTGCCTTCATCTAGTCTCCTAAACTTGATACCCACCACACCAGCGGGAGTAAGATAAGGGATGGAGAGCATACCGCTAGCAAGTTCATGTCCAGCACTAGGCTCCACGACGCTTCCAAGAAGGAACGTACGGCTTACTTCCTGACTGATGCCTCGTCCCTCTAGGTAGGAGACTGCCTGTGGAGTTAGACTGTTGGAGTACCTTTCGGCTGCTTCCGTGAGCAATAGCCTCTGCTTTTCGTTTAGCATCTTTGAATTCTAATCCTTCCTTTGCTTGCACTAATGTGTATACATCTCCCAATACCTGACAGACCAAGCAGTTGTATGCCTGGTTATCAAGGTTGTAGGCTGCGCTGCTATGCGTGTCATCATGGATGACGCACTTGCAGGGAATCCACCCATGCTTGTCTATGACTGTCAGGCCATAGTGCTCAAGCACTGCACCCAGGTCAGGCTTAGATACCACCTTGCACCTTTAACCATTGGTTCAAATCTTGAATAACCCATGACTGGTCTAGCCCCGCCATGCGTCTCTTCACGATGACGTAGGCTGGTGGCACAGTATCTAGGTTACGTGCCTTGGCATAGTTAAAGGCTTCGGTTGTAGCCTCCCGCCAAAACTGAGGCAAGTCCATCTTGATTGTGGCCTTCAACTCGAAGACATACGGTTGGCCTGCAACAATGCATACGACGTCACCCTCATCGTCCTTGCCTGCCAACCGTAGCCTCTCTGCATTCACCCCTTTGGAGCGAAACCATTTAAGGATGCCAGTCTCAAACGCTGCACCCTTGCGCTTATTTGCTGCACTCACTGTACGCTTCTCCAACTCTCGGCTATCTGGTAGCCCTGCCTGTCTGAATACATGCTCATTCTACTGGCGTCAGCCCACAATGTTACGAAGTGGTCCCCAGTTGCAGAGTGTCGTGCGAATCTATTCTTGACTGCAGCAACCCTGAACTCACCTGAGTGTGGCACCAAAGCCACGGTAAGAATCATTTCGGGTAGTTGTGCAATTTTGCCTTGGATAGCCTTACGGCTAGGTGGCATGTCGGCTTTACCTTCAGCCTCTGAAGTGTGATGCAGAAGTAGAACAGCAGCATCAGTCTCACGTGCAATGTGGTGCATTGCCTTGGCTATCTCACGAAGGCCAGACCATTCATCACCTTGCATAGAGACAACGTTCATAGCGTTGTCCACAATAATCATATGGGGATACTCACCATATGCCTCGCCGTAGGCTCGGATTGCTAAGTCAATCTCGTCAAGCGTTGGACTTGGTGCGAAATCAAATTGCAGGTGGCTGATGCTTGCTAGTTCTTGTGTGTAGAAATCTTTGCCCATCCCTGTAAGGAAGGCTTCTTCCACGGTAGACACTTGGTGTCCAGTTGCCATGGCTGATGCACGGATGGCAGTTGTGTATGCATCTGTATCAGCACTGATATAGAGCGTAGGTACTTTCATCTGTACTGCAAGCCATAGTGCAATAAGTGATTTGCCAGCATTTGGTTGCCCAGCAATCATGGTCAGTTGTCCTCTGCGAAAACGTATCCCTTCGCTTTGTAACGAAGGAAATACGTCTGGCAGTATCTGAAAGTCGTGACTGCTATTGGCTGCTGCTTGGGTGAGCGACAGCATGAGTTACCTTAGCGAAGGAACTTAGGAGCGCATTGGTCTGGTGTTCCCTGTGGGGACGGACAGAACCAACCCTTCCATTCCTTAGGCGCACCTGGCTTGCTGGTGCGATAGACCAACTTACCGTGCTTACAGTGCCCCTCTTCAATAACTGATGACTGTGCTGGTGCTGCTACTGGTGTAGCGCCAAGCCCCTGTGCCAATGCTCGCACTGCTCCCGCTGATGTGAGAGATGCCGAGACTGAGTTGATAAGCGCAGCGCTATCCTGAATGGTTGCCAAACCAGTTTCAAGTTCTGTGCTATCAGTTGCGTAGATGTTGATGAGTGTTCCGTCTGCCAACTTGAAGTTGACCTGGAACTTTGTTCCTTCTGTTGCCATTTCTTTCTCCTTATTTTATTTCTGCTAGTGGGTCGTAAATCTGTGCTAGTTGTCCTCCGACTGCGTAACAGTATTCCTTCACACCGCAAGTCATGCAGGACATTCCAATGTTAGGCAAGAAAATCTGTTGCTCTAACCCTCGTGCAAACTGTGCAAACAATTCTGTCAGTAGTGGGATTGTCCAACGGTCAAGCCCAACTGCCTCGATGAACTGTGCTTTGCGTGCCGAATAGTAGTAACCCTTTGATGGGCGTACACCAAACTGCATCTCCATCAATGACGCATAGACACCCAACTGCAATGAAGAGTCAGGCATATACGCACCAGTCTTGAAATCCACCACTGCCAATTCCCCAGCGGGGGTGACAACTATAGCATCTGCAAAGGCTTTGATGGGTACATTGCCAAAGTTATTATTGAATTCAATTTCAACACCTGGCACATTCTGTGGAGAAACCCATACTTCAAAGTGGGATTCCTGCCAAGCATTGATGAAGTCAAAGAACATCTTCTTGCCGTTCTCATCCCACCAAGCCTTGTCTTCTTTGTTCGGCTTATCTTTTGATGCACGGCCAGCGACACGCCAGTCAGTTGGATTGGTGCCTTCGTTACGCTTTTCAACTTCGGCAATCTGTTCCATAAAGGATTCATCCCAGATGTTATCCCACGTCATTGGCTTCCACCTTTCCAAATACTATTTCCTTTGCCTTCTTTAGGCCAGACTTTACATCCTCGTTAGTCTCAGTGTCAATGGCATCTTGAATACGCGCTGCTAAGTTGCGTCGCATAATAACTTCAGCCTCAACAAAGGACTGCATGAAAGCATCTCTGCTAATAATCTTTGCGTGCTTGCGTCCCATTCTTAATCCTTGTCTATTGGTGTAACAATTGTGGCGATACTATCGCAGAGAACGCATCGGGCACTGGTTCCGTACATTCCAATTTCATAGTCATCGTCAAACTTAACTTGTAGGTTCCACCATTCGGAGCCACATGGACAGACTCTGATTGGACCGAGCGAACGATAGTCCGCTTCTGCACCTGGCGTTGATTTGATGCTTCCAAGTTCAGCCCCCATTAGAACGGTACATCCGCATACTTATCTCGGTATTGTTGCTTGTTAAATTCATTGAGCAGGAACTTCTCTGCTGCTGAGTGGAAGGCTTGGCCTCCTACAAACCACCATGCTGGTTCAGATGGTGCTTGTAACTTCCTCTCCAATTGCCATGCTTTACCACAGCGAATCCAAGAAGAGAACGATGAAAAACTTCTATGTGCTACTAATGTTTCTTTATCCATGGCTTAACTGTAACACCAACTGCAAGGCGTGTAAACGTGAGCGACACGCCGATAACTTTTGGAGCGTAACTTTATTTGCTGATGGGTTCCGAATGTGATTATAATACGAGCGAAGCGAGTGTAATACGGGAGAGCCTGAAGGCTCTCGGATGGGGCGGCTACGGTGATAGCCCCTAATAGTAAAATGGCAAAAAAAATAAAGCCCCGCCGAAGCGGGGCCATATTGTTATTAAATTATTATTCAGTTGGTGCTTTCACTGCTGCATCAGCAGCAACCAAACCAGGGTTTGGAATTGGGAATGTATCCGCTGGATTCATATAGCGATATACAACTGGAAGCAATGCTGCCCCACCTGCGCTAAGAAGCGAACGAACGTTTGTGTTGTGATGAATGACGTACTCCGTCATTACTCCACCAATGAATACATGGAACCAGAATGTTACAACGGTCCAGACCTTTGGCGGTATATTAAACATATACTTTTGTGCCATGAGTTTATCTCCTTAGGATGTCCACTTTGGACTGCCCAAACCTACCACAAAGACAGGCATATGACGCTTGTTGCTTGACTGGTAAGCACGTGTCTTCAATGCTACTTCTCCGCCATTGGCTTGGCTACCAGTTGGCTTAGCATCTGGGCTGGTGTTGCCTTCCACGGTTGCCATGGTGCCATCGCCGTTGTCCTTGACTACGATGCCCACATGCTCAATGCCTTTGCCATCAAACGAGAAAAAGGCTATATCGCCTGGCTGAGGCTTTGCAGTCTCATGGTTAGCCCATCTGCCTTGACCCTTAAAAGCCTCGGCTCCAGCGGGCGTATAGACACAATTTGGCATACCCTTAAAACCTATCTGTGCTGCACACCACATGACGAATGAGCCACACCATGGCTGTCCGTCGTGCTTTGTAAATACGCCATACTTGGTTTTGTTATCTGGCACCTCAACAGTACCAATTTCACCTCTAGCCTTGGCTACAAAGTCTGCTGCTTGGGTCATTACTTGTTCCACTCCACTATCATTCTATAAAAAAAAATTAGAATATCCTTAATGGATGCTTGGAGATTCTTGAGGTTTGCTAAGATGTGCGCTAATTCTGATTTCATAATTCCGCTTTTGCTTTCATTACTTCAACATCAATTTTGATGAGTTGTTGGTTTTCAATAAGAGAATCAACCTTGTTGATAAGGCCAGTCTGACCATCGTTGTAAAGCGCATACTCAATGCGAGTCAACTTATCTTTAAGTTCTTCTGTGTGCTTGCTGATAGTGTGCTTGGCAATCATTGCCATACCAGCAAGTAGTGCTGCGCCTACGAAGAAGTATGAGTAGACAATGGTGGCGGTATCTGCAGACATTGCGGTTTTCCCTAACTATACGGTTCTGAACTGGGCCATTAACATTCCTCCGAAACCTTTGAATCTACGTTCAGGTGGAGTCATGCGTATAAATGTAATGCTTTCAATAACTACACGAATAGTTTCGTTATTGGTAAAGTCTTGTAGGACGATAACATCTCCACCTGATTCAATGCCTTCAAGCGCTGAGATGCGCTCAGATGCGCGGCCTTCATAACCAGTTGTCATGTTATATCTGTCGCCTTCAAAGTCGTAGCAGAGAAGTGGCAAGGTAATAATGCGCTGACGACGAACGGCAGGCAGGGCCTTCAATTGGTAACCATTGAATGAGTCTTCTGTACCTACGGCTTGGCTTGAACTGGAGTACATGGTAAAGCGCAGGGCAATAGATTCTTTTGGATATACGTCCTGCGTATCCATGCCAGTAATATCTTGGGTAAAGTCAAAGGAATTGTCTACGGTGATGATGTCACTTATCGCACCAGTTGAGTCAACCACTGTCAACTTTAATTTGCCCACCATTGGCAAAGTTTCACGTAGTTTGACCAACTCAAAGTGCTTATCCTCAAGGGTGAAGTAACGAATCTGTCCAGTCTGGAGGTAACCTTTGGTAACCAGGGTGTTGGACTGGAAGTAGATGCCTGTGCTTGCTACGCCAATGGCGAGTTTATTTGTTGAGCCAATGACGCAGACTGCGCTCGCTTCTGCCGTTGACGGCACCTGAAGGTGGGTGGCGTATCCCATTTGGTTAGGCGCAATCTCTGCGCTTAGGTCAATCTTGACCAAGCCAGAGTTAAGCGTTGTGCCGTTGCCATCATTGTCAATGTAGTTTGTCACTGTGCAGTAGGCAAAGCGGTTGTTAAATGTGATGGACTTGCAAGCGTAGCCGTTGAGGTTATTGCCAGTGGCTGGGTCATAGCCATTGGTGACGACAGTCAGTGGGCCATAGGTAATGTAGCCAGCGGTGAAGTAACCAGAGGTATCAATCTGTCCTACACGAATACCCTTGTTGGTACCAAACACCATGTACTTGCCGATGTATGAGCCAATGGCGTAGATGATTTCACCCTTTGGCATATCGGCAGCAGTGAGGGCTTTGGTAAGCAGTGGGACTGCACCAGTTGTATCTAGGGCAAGACGATACACAGTTGATGAATCCCCTGCATAACCAGCAATGTAGATAGCGTTAGGGCCATCACATACACCTGTCCATATCCAGTTTGGATTTGGGTGGGCATAGATAGGAAGGTTGTTGTTGCTTGCAAGTACGGCGCTGCCAGTGGCAGATGCTTCAGCAATGTTGGCATTGTTAATAAATACAGTGATACGAGTTGTATCAGGTACAGACAAGACTGACCATGTTCCGTTGTAAGGAGAACCAACAGATGAAATGGTTACCTGGCTACCAACGCCAAAGTTATGCGGAGTAGATGTCTTGATGGTGGCAATGTTTGTATCAAGGCTGGTGGTAACTACGCTATATGTGGTGATGGGAGTAACTTCAAAGACGTAGTTGTTAACGCCAAGGATGAGGCGCTGTTTAACCCAGCCAATGGTTGCATGGACTGGGGTGACAGCCACGGCAGCGGATGGGTGGGTGAATACAGATGAGCCACTGGTTGCGCCAGTGAGTGGCCCTTTCCATACGCCCACGGCATCTACTGCGTAGTAGTTTGAGCCGTCCTGAGTAAGGGCTAGGATAGTTCCAGAACCACCCCATGTAAGGGTTGTAGTGGCCCCTGCAGCCGTTGTGCGGTAGAGGCTGGTACCGTCGGACCAGATGACTACATCTACACCGTTAGCGTCTGTGCCACCCACCATGCGTGGTGTGCCAGATGGGGTGGTAGATAACTTGGTGACATCTGGAAGCAGGGTTACCTTGCCGATGTTGAAGACATCTACGCCTGCAGACTTGTTGAAACGGTAGCCAACTGTGGCACCTTCTACTGGCTCTTCGTAGCGGATACCAGCACCGTAGTGGAATGAGGACTGAGAGCGAAGCCACCATCCAGTGAGCGTCTGCTCACCTGGTTCCTTCTGCTGGTCAATCTGTTGCTTACGATACTGAGCAGTCTCACGCTTGTATGGGTACTCTTTGGATGGACCAAGAAAGAATGGCAAGCCAGCGATAGCCACGTCGTACTGGTTGCTAGTGTTGACGTAAGTGGCACCAGCATTTGCTGGCTGACCAATCGGGTCTACAGGGCGTTCGGCTATATGCTTGTATCCGTCAGTCACACCTACTCCTTAGTTTGTTCCAATAAAAAAGCCCCCTTGCGGGGGCTGGTAATGCTGGTATTGCTTAGAGGATTGCTGCTACTTCGTCGGCTGTTAGGCCGAGGGCTGCCAACTTAGCAAGTGCGGCATCCTTAGCCGCTGCCTTTGCAGCCGCTTCTGCCTCACGGGCAGCCACTTCGGTTGCAGCCGCAGCCGCAGCCGCATCACGCGCTGCAATCTCATCGGCAGTTAGTGGGCGCTCAGTCGCAATGCCTGTTGAGCAGTCCACTTCAATCGCGATAGGTGTATCTGACATTGTGTTTCTCCTTAGTAGTTTCTTACGCCGTATAGCGTAAAGGTTGAGTATTGAAGCCAATTACCAGCAGCAGAAAAAGTAATAGAAGTGATTGCGGCAGTGCTTGACCATAAACTAGCAGTTAATTCTTGATAAGATGCAGTTGCGTTATTTTCGCCAACTGAATCGCCAGATAAAGATTTGTAATTTGCAGAGGTATAATTAGGAATATAAATTTCTGCATTTCCAAAAGTATTTGCAGTCGTTGTGCTTCCAGGATAAACGCCACCAGTTGCAGTTACGCTTGCACTTGCAGCAGCACTACCAGAACCATATAAAATTATTCCAGTGCGATTTGTTCCTAAACCATTGAAAGTAACATTTATATCATCACCAATTCCTGCGTAAGCGCCTCTTGCGCTAATTTTGACAACCAAATCCGTATAAACCTGCGGGATAGCCGAGAAGGTAACGCTGGATACGCCGCCCGAACCGACAGTAGTTGTGGCAAGTTGGAAGAGTGTTGGGTTAGCCATTATGCAGCCGCCAATCCGTAGAGGGTGAAGGTTGAACCAGCCTGCCACAGTCTTTGAGTAAAGTTGTAATCTCCACAATACATTTTTATTGTGTTAATTGCAGCGGTGTTACGCCATAAACCAACAGCGGCTTGTGTATTGCTTCCAGCATTACCGTTGCGGAAAAGAATTGTTTTGTAAGTATTTGTATTGGCATAATTCATAAAATTAAATGTCATCAGCCACGGCCCAGGAAGTGAAACATCTCCGTCCCAAAACAGAGGATTTGTAGCAGTGTATCTACTGGAAGAAGCAGCAGAGCCGTTACCATTTAAACTTGTTCTGCTCATAGAATTGCTTGAACCGCTATAAGTATCTGTATTTAATAATAAATAACCATTTTCAGAAGTAGCAGTAGCGTTTTCTATCAAAGAACACACCAGCACTAAATCTTGATAAGTGCTAGGAATGGAAGTAAAAGAAATTGTTGCAGTTGCCGACCCTAGAGTCTGCGTAGCAATCGGTACATAAGTAAATTGAACGGCCATTTTATTTCACCCCATAAAGAACAAATGTTGAGTATTGCTGGAAGTTAAATCCGCCATTTACGCTCAAAGTAATTGAACTAATTGCTGCGGTGTTTTGCCACAAACCTGAACGAAGTTCCACTTGACCAGCACCATTTGTATCAAAACCCATCAAAGAACGAGTGGTTTTGTATTTGCTTGTGTTTGAGTAGTCAAGAATATCTACAACATTTGCGCCAAATACATTTGAGGTATTTCCATTATCAGGAGAACTGCCAACAACAAACCAGTTTTGACTAGATTGACCGCCAGCCGTTGCAGAACTGCCATCTCCTGTTAGAGCGTGGCGAGCATAGTTAGCACCAGAATCGCCATTGAATTGCATCAATACCGCGCTATTTCCAGTTCCAGAGTTTGAATCACGATAAACACCACGCACTTGCAAGTGACTATATCCGCTAGGAATTGACGAGAAACTGACGGATGAACTTCCACCACTACCCACGCTAACCGTAGCCAACGCCGTCATACCGTTATACATAGATACGCTAGATGAGGCTGAGGATGCCGCCGATACTCCAAACGGAGCAACTGCCTGCGCGGTAAAGGTGTAGGCCGTTTGAGGTGATAGCCCTGAGATTTGGATGGGTGACATACCAGTAGCCGTGATACCGCTTGGACTTGATGTGACTGTGTATGGGATAGCGGCAGGGCTAGAGATAGTTACCTGAGCCGTACCGCCACCAAGGTCTGTTGCCGAGGCAATGGTAGGCGCTGATGGAGTTGTAGTGCCGCCAGAATATACGCCGTATAGGGTGAACTCGGAGTATTGGACGAAGGAGCCTGTATCAACAGACAAGCCAAAACTTGTAATCGGCAATGTTTGTGTATTTATTCCAGCGTGAAATTCATTATATGCTTCTGTGCCATTATTTTCATCCGCAACATCAATAGAAAAAGATTTGAAATTACTTGATGTATAATTGGGGATATAAATTTCTGTATTACCAAATGTATTTGCAGTTGCATTTGCTCCATCTGCGGATGGATTTGTTGGTGTGCGTTTTACGCTTACTGCACTTGAGCCGCTTCCATACAAAAGAATTGCATTATTAAATGCGATTGAACCATTGAAAGATGGGTTCATTGTTTGATACACGGCAGCATTTGTTCCACGCGCCGAAATCTTAACAACCAAATCCGTGTAAGTCTGCGGAATGGCGCTAAAGGTTACAGAGGAAGCACCGCCTGAACCTACAGTTGTCGTTGCTAGTTTGGTCATTGTGTTATTAGCCATAGTTACGCCGCCTGAATTCCGTAAAGTGTGAAGGTAGAGCCAATAGCAAATGTGTTTGTACCAGCACCGCCTGAATAAAGTTTGATGGCGTTGACTGCTGATGTGCTACGCCATAATCCCGTGAGCGCTTCTGCTCCAGGATAAGAACCAGTTGTAACGCTTTGACGAGCAATGGCAGTTTTGTAAGTAGTTGTATTTGAATAGTTCATCAACTGAACAGTAGTTGTATCGTTGTTTGCAGTTGACCAACCTGAAATATAACCAATGGCTATTCCTGAAACGCTTGATTGTCTTGTTGAGGAAGCGGAAGAACCATTACCTGCCAAAGTGGTAAATGAATAGTTTGTGCCAGTATCGCTATTGAATTGCATACTGATAGAAATGCCGTCTGTTCCACCAGTTGTCCAATATCCATTGACTACCAACACCAAATCCGTATAGGTAGATGGGATTGACGAGAAGGTTACAGAGGCAGTAGCCGAGGTTAGGACTTGGTTAGCGATTGGTACATAGGTGCTTGCTGATGCCATCTTAGTTCACCCCGTAAAGTGCGAAGGAAGAGTATTGATTGAATTGTCCTGCATAAGCAGTTAGTGTCACAGTTGATATTGCAGAAGTATTTAACCAAAGCCCTGAAGCAAATTGAGCATATCCAGAGCCATTGGCATCGCCACCAGTTAGCGAACGCACAGTTTTATATTTATTTGTATTGGCATAATCCAAAATATCGGTAACGCTTACCCAAGGGTTTGTAGTAGAGCCTGTGGCGCTAGAAGCAATATAAGTACCACTTGTAGTCGCACCAGCACTTGCGGCAGAACCATTTCCTGAAATGTAATGCGTTGTGTAGTTTGTTCCAGTATCAGAATTAAATTGAAGTTTTATATCAGTTCCAAAAGATGTGGAAGATAAATTGAATGTTCTAATCTGCAAATGCGTATAGGTGCTAGGGATTGAGGTAAAGGAGATACTGCTCGCACCGCCAGCACCAACCGTTACGGTTTGGAGTGAGGTGTAGGAGTTGTTGTAAGGATTGAAGAACGGATTACCCGCCAACATATCGTTATATTTAGTTTGTAAGC